TGTCTTCAATCTTGTGCAGTCGAAGCCACTCTTTCTGTGTTATCATGCCGTACCTGATTGTGCCATAGTCATCCGTTTCAAGCGTGTAAACTTTGCTCGCCTTCTGAAGCAGGGCATCAGGGTTGAATGGTTGAATCCGCTTCCTGCGCTTTCCATCTTCATATTCTTCCAGATTCTTCTGGTACTCCGTGACTTTTGCCCAATCTATTTCTACCATTTCAATCACCATAAATTTGAAACTTGAAAATCCTCAAAAAAAGAGGAGCGAGATTTTAGAAGGTACCCGTAACGTAACTGTTTCCTTCACCTGTTATCTTTTCTCCCACAACGCCTTTCTGAGTGACGGTCATGTTTTGAGTTAACAGTATAACGTTTGAAATCGTTATCTTCGGGTTCCCTGTGACCGTGCCAGCTGGTGCGAGTATGAATGCTACCGCTGTACCCGCTAAGATTTGCGTTACGTAAGTCGCGTCAATCCAAAGGCGGTCACATGAGATTTTAAAGTGCTGATTTCCCGCTGCCAAGATCGCTTGGTTCGGGCTACCCAGCTGAAACTCCTCTATCTTGTCAACCGTGATATCTGCAGAGAAGCCGGTCGCGTAGCCTATTGCGACTCCGCCCATTTCAATAACGGCGTTACGGCCTATCAATGGTGTTCCTGTCATTGTACTTTTCACCTCGATTCAGGGTTAATTTGACGAGATTGTAAAGGTGGTTCGAAAGAATGGCTTCCCTTGCATCCTTCTCAAAGAAGCGCGCGTATTCCGTAAAGACTTCTTGACACTCAGGATAATCCCACTGTTCCATCACAGATCTTCCAGCATCTGCAAGCGGCAAAGTTTCTGTGTGGTCCCGGATCAGCAGAAAGAAAAGCCCAAGCCACGCGCGATAGTATCTATCAGTGTCGCCGAGATACGTGAGCACGCTGTTTGAAAGTTGCAAGAAACGAAGAAAATTCTTGTCCTTCAACGTGTCAAGCGTGCCATAAGGCACGTCATCAAAACGTCCACAGTACGCCTCAATCTTGTAAACGTGCAACAGGTCAGCGTAAACCCGCGCAAGAATCTTCGTTTGTGGGAACTGCGCCTCACGAGAGGGGATAACCCGATTCAAGATTTTTATGGCAAGGTTAATGAACTGCTTGCGAATGTGCAGCTTAACCCACTTATCCATAAAAAGCAACTCATTTCAAGAAAGTGATGTTTCCGCAAGACTGTACACAGCATTCAAGATTTCCTGTTGAACCTCGTTTTCATGAAGCTGAAAAGCTCTTGTCATGAAGAACTGCCCTGCAACAAAACTTTTGTGCCCTCTTGTCTCATGACCGTACTCTACATACCGCGCATACGTAGCGCGTGCGTAAATGATGAACTTTAGCATACCCTGTTGCTCCATGCTTTCTGTACTGAGGAGATAACCTGTTCGCACGGGTGTGAAGTTCCGCATGTCTTGAAGCATTTTTGAACCAACGTCGCTCATCGCGTTCTGAGCTTGTTGACTCAGGTTTTCGCTGATGTTCTCCAAGCCTAGGCTAAGCTCCATTGCGCCTGATATTGAAATTTGAATGCTCATCTCATCACGTCTGAATGTGAAAGTTTACGCAGGCGATTTGCAGGGTTATGCGCACAAGGTCGGTGCCTTCAACCTTGTTGAGTTCGCGCTCGATGAACGCTTCTTTGATACCCGTTATTGTAAGTTGATTGAGGTGCAAGATTCTGTACACTTCGTTCTTGATGGCTTCCCTTGTCAGTGTGGCAGTGGCTGGCGTGGCTGGAGATGCAACTTTAACGTAAACATCAACGTGCACTCGCTCTGTTTCTTGCCACAGCTCGCGAGACAACACGTCCACGGCTGTTGGACTGGCCGGGTTGTATGCGCCGATTGCGTAGGCCTGCGACCCTGCTAGGAACAGGGCTGAGTCAACTCTCGTCGCGGCCCATAAAATCTGCGAAGCTGAAGGGCTGCTTAGAGACCATTGAGCTTGCAATAGGGCTGAGATTATTGAGGGAATGTCTGAGCTCGACATCTTTATTCATCCTTGCAAACGTCCACATCGTACCCCGCTTGCACAAGTTTCGTGTACTGTGCTGAAGTTACAACTTGTTTTAGGCCCTTGTTGACTCGTACCACGATGTAATTGCCCGTGTAAACGTTTTTGCCCGGCTCATCTGCAGGGTTAAGGTCAACAGTGCCCGTTGTGGTGTATGCGTTGCTGAAGTAAGTTTGAGCAGTTCCTCCGCTTTGGCTCATGGACCTATCACGTCTCCGCGGTAAGTTGGTACCTGCTTTCCCATGGCAGCATCAGCGGCTATTACTGGTGTGCTAAAGTTTGTAAGTTGCTTCGTGAGGTCAAGCTGAAGCCCTGCGATTGTCTGCTTTATGGCTGTTGCGTATGGTCCTGCCCTTGAAACTCGCAAGTCTCCAAGGAAGTAGTCATAAGCCCCTGTTAGGCTTCCTCCACTCACAATTACGAGGGTTCTAATGCAAGCAAGGTCTATGGCTGCCTGTCTTGCGTACACGTATCGCGGATCTGTGCTTGAGATTGTCGTGGCAAGCATCCCTGTGATGTACTGATTCGCATAATCTACTTGAGCTTGAAGTGAAGCAAGCGTCATTGTCAACCCATAAACCATGTACGTGCTAACACCATCAAATGTGGCGTTCAGTTGACTCTGCACATCTGTCACGGTAATTGGAAAGGTTATGGGCAATTGTTGAGCGGGTAATACAACTCCTGTGCCCCCGCTTACAGTGGTCAAGATTTGCCAGCTGAACACATGGGCCGTGTCAGGGTCGGCGAAGCTTACGTTGATTTGAAACGTGGTTGACGTGGGGTTGCTTGGGTAATACTCACGGCCTCCGAGATCATCTTGAGGCTGCAACCAGATTTGGTCAATCGTGGGCGTGAAGCTCTCGCCATGCGACACGACTACACTTGTTTGTCCGGCTAGAATAGTTGCTGAACCCATTTTATCATCTCCAATTAATGTGAAAACTTATGGAAAAACCAAAAAAGGGGAAACTGATTTGAAGCGTTTACGGGAATGTTGTCTTCCAAGTTAATGTTGTGTACGCGATGCACTTATTTACGAAGACTCCGCCAGTATATGCAGAATCGTAGTAGCAGTAGATGATGTTGCTTCCCTGTTCGCGGTACAGGTAGCCATTAGCAATTTCAATTCCTTCCGTTGCGATTGTGGGAACAAATTGTGTGCTGTAGTTTTCATTTCCGTATATGTACAGGCGGCTAGGATCAACTAAGGCTGTAGTCAGGGCTTGTGTCCATCCAGCCCAGCTTCCCTCTTGCATCATTAGAAGGCTGCCATCTGGAAGTTGCAGTAAGCCTCTTGTGATAGCCGCGTTGCCGTGGTGCGTAAGTGTGGCGAGTTGCTGCCATGTTTGATTGCCGTATGGACTTGCCCAATATGTGTAGTCGCTGCTTGAATCGTCGCCGATTGCGTAGAATACTCCGTCCTCTTCCCAGATGCAAGCTTGATGAATACCAGACATTATTGGGTTAACTCCTGTTGGTTCTGTCCATGGGCCGAGAGGAAAGTTTGCTGCTGGGCAGACTAGCACGCACATTCCTGATGTTGAAGTTCCCTTTGAATAATAGAACAGGTCGTACCTATTGCTTATGTCATCGTATATGATGCATCGTGCTCTTGTCGGTCCTGTCGTATAGTTGCCCTCGTAACTGTTGTTTGGAGCATCAAAGATTACGCCCAGGTAAGTGTAGCTTGTGATGAGTGGGCCTGAAACTTGAGCGATTCCAAGCTGTTGGTAATAGGCTCCTGTGGTTGCGTTTCCGATGCTGAAAATCATGTAGTAATTGCCGTTTGCAGCTTTGAAGAAAACATCATCTTCCCCCATCGTGGAGCCGGGCACTAAGTCTTGCATGCATGTCCAGTTGGCTACCCTGACCCAATTTTGAAGGCACAAGCTGTCAATCATGGATGGGCCGTCAAGGTTTGAGGCTATGGATGCCGTATTGAAGTACGTGCTAATGAGAGCGTTCACGGTTGCGTTAGCGCTCGTTATTTGACCCCAAGAGATTGCAGCGTTAGCGATTAGCTGATTCACAGTTGCGTTTGCGCTCGTGATTTGAGACCACGTTATTGCTGCAGTGCCAACTATCTGCGAAACAGTTGTGTTCCAAGCGCCTTGCCAGTTAAAGTTCTGATACAGGGCCACAAGCTGCGCAACAGTTGTGTTTGCGTTGGTGATTTGGCCCCAAGCGATTGCAGCGTTTGTGATTAACTGTGCCACGGTGGAGTTCCATAAGCCCTGCCAGTTAAAGTTCTGATATAAACTGATGAGTTGCTCAACGGTCGTGTTTGCATTCGTTATCTGTGTCCATGCTATTGCTGAGTTTGTTATCAGCTGTGCAACAGTTGTGTTCCAGCTTCCCTGCCAAGCACCGCCGCTTCCGCCTCCACCAGTTAGCATGTTGCCAGTTACGTTCACGCCGTTAACATAATACGTGGTCGAGCTGAATGACCCTGCCGTTACTGCACTCGTTACGGAAAGCGAACTTAGATACATCTGTTGCAGCCATGCTGTTGCAGTTGCATAGTTGAGGACATCATATGCAACGCCGTTGCTATAATAGGTGAAAACCCAATTTTGAAAGTCGTCGACAATTCCATAAGCTCCAGCTGCGGGCGTGTATGTTATGCCCTGTGCTCCTGTTTCGATGATGAGACGCGTATTGTTGGGCAGGATTATACTTGCACTGTACAGGTTTGGACCTGCTTCCACGTAAACGCTGCCTCCTCCGTTTGCGCTTGCGTTTCCAAGACCGCACTCGATAACTTCCGTGGCGTTTGTTGTGAAGGGTGGAAGCCATGCTCCGACATTATTTTGCAGGCAGAAGCCTTGGTCAAGTTCGCTCACGATGTAACTGTTAGACTTCATGAACGCGCTAAGAGTGCTGTTCACAGGGATGTTAAGTTGGTTCTCAATCTGTTGAATTTGCACCTGCAAGTCTGCGCTTACGTTTACATTTCCTCCTTCATAGGCGATTGCAGTGAGCCCTGTCAGCAGAATGGCTAAGAGTATAGCTCCCTGCCACCATTTGAGATTCTTGAAGTTGTTGAACCACGCGCTAATGTTCACGTTTTGGTTTTGAGTCATGTTTTTTCACTTTTTTCTTTTTTTTTCACTTTGCCCATCCTTGATAAAACCCATGAAAATAGGCGTTGTACAGGAGAAGGGATGAAGGCTTCGTCAAGGATTTTGGGAGTGAATTTGAGGTTTTTGTGATGGTTGTGAGTTTGAAAAAAACTAAAAGAGGGGATACTTACGCTCCTTGCTAGGAAATTATGTTGGCGGAACAACCGTGGTTGATGCTGTGGGCGGGGTTGGCAGTGCAAGCAGTCCGTCTATGTAATTCGTTGCAGCGGTGAAGGCGGCTGAGCTTGTGTAGCCTTGCACGTTGCCAGGGCTTATTGATTGGCCAAACCTACTCACAAGATTGCTTGGCGGAACAATTGTCAACACGTAATTCACAATGCTAACAGTCCAATTCTTGTAAGTGCCAAGAGACATGTTAGCTGTCATGAGCCCTGTTGCAGAGGCCGTTGTCGTGCTTGTGGTTTGTGTTGACGATGGGGTAATGTCTTGACCAGCGAAGACGTTCTGTATCTCTTTTGCGAGTGCCGTGCCGATGACGACTATGAGCGCCCCGATTTCTTTATATTGAGGCACCAAGGCAATGATTGGGCCAATTGTTCCTGTGAACAGCGCTATTGTCTGCAAGAGTTTGCTTGTGTCATACTGTTCCGCAAGCTGCTTCACGGCCGCTATCTGGTTCTGGCGTATGTACATCCAGATGTTGTAAATCCAGACGGCGAAAATAAGAACCGGCGCACCCTCGAAGAACAGTTTGAGGTAAACGCCATATTGTCCTAGTGGCGTCAAGTCTTGAGTGGTCACGTAGTTGTTAAGTTCGCCGATGACTCCGCCTACGACTGCAAGAATCATTGTGGCAAGGAGAATGCCCTGTAAAGGATTCAGTTTCAAAGCTTATCACCTCTATTGAAGTTCACATACAGAAGTTCCCGACTGTAACCCTCGGGCAAGGTTCTCGCCTGCCACGAAAAGTGGACAGGATTCGAGATTGAGAAAAGATAGAAAAGAAAAAACGGAAAAGAGTTTGGCTGCTTAACTGGTCAATAAGCCGGTTATCTGCGAGATGCATCCACCATTTAGCACAACTGGCGCGTATCTGGTCGTTTCGATGATGTCGATTGAGTCATTCTGTTTGACTTGGTCCACATCGGTCATCAATGGGCGCTTCACGACGAAGAAGCCTATCGGTGCGTATGATGCGCTCAGGTTTGTTCCTGTGCTCAGTACGTACGCGGTGCCTGCGCTGCAAACGTTCGTGACGTACAAGTTCATGCCGTAAACTTGCCCTAGTGCTCCATTTTGGAGTACGGGTCTGCCATATTGCGAGAATATGGTGAAGTTTGGCACGTACTTGAGGTCACGCGCGTTTATTGGGTTGCAGATGATTGAGTCAGCGATGAAGTTTAAGCTCTCGATTTGCGATTCTGCCCACAAGATGTCTTTTGCGCCTATGGTGTTCGTAATGGTCATTTCTGAGCCGGTTGCGCCCATGGTCTTGCCCGTGGCTGCTGACGTGAACTGCGCTGCTGAGCCGATAACGTTCATGCAGTCAAGATCAATTTGGTACGCGGTTCGCCTTGCAAGTCTGCGAAGCTGTTGGTCAATGACTGGAATGTACAAGTCTTCAACTTGCTCTCGTGGGACTCGTATGCGTTCGCCTTTCTTGTAAGGCGTGACGGTCACAGTGGTCAGCGGTGTGTAATCCATCATAACTTCGGCGCCCTCGGCGATTTCGCTGATGCCCATACTTCGCGAGCCGGACTCTTTGACGAAAGTGGCCGTTCTGCCTTGGACAAGCGGAAACTCTGGCAGCAAACGTTTAACGACGAGAGCTGGCATTGTCAGTTCTATGATGTGCTTGTGCAGAGCTGGGTACTGTACTGCACCTGAGTCATACCAAGTTATTGCGTCCTCTGTAAAGCTCATTTCAACTCACCCTAGTATAGCATAACAATTCCTGTTGCGCCGCTTGAGATTGCCTGCAATGCAACGCCGATGACTGAAGAGTCTTTCTTCGCTGCGCCGCCAGTGTCAGATTGTACTAAGCCCACACCTGCTGTGCCGCCACTTGCTGAGCAAACTTGGTCGCCCCTGCTTATGGAACCCCACGCTGTTACGCGCACGATTCCCATGGTTACGACTGATACAGTTTTGCCAACGACAGACTGATTCTTCATTGCAACGCCGGCGATAGTGTACAAGTTAGCAGTGCCTGGAGCGGGTTGGACAGTAAAATCTGCGCCCGTCAAGTACAGGAGTTGCCCGTACGTGATTGCCGCGCCTGCCACCAAACTTATGATATAACGGTCTGAGATAAGCGGGGTTTGACCTTCAAGATTTGCGTATGGAGTTGCTATTGTAATCCCCTTATCTTAGGCCCTTCATCTTAGCGGTGGCTTTTGCGACATCCTTGAACCAATCAATATTTCCGAAGACGCCCATGGTTTGGTCACCCATTATGCCCTGCTGATTGTCACGTGGATTTGGAGATTGCACAAACCCTTTGCCCGTGGCTTTCTTTGACGTCTTTGAGGAAACTGCGCCATCGTCACTGTTCACAAGCATTGGATTAACGCCTTCCGCATCATCGTCTCCATCTCCGTCGCCGTCATCTTCAGATGTGTTAGCATCTCCAGCTTCCGCGCTCGGTGGCGGACTTTGAAGTTGCTGTTGTAAATCACTGATTTTCTTGCCAAGTTGCTGCTTCGTGGCCCTGTTTGCAATTTGTTTCTGCAGGGCTGCAATCTTCGCCTTCATGGCTTCAGCTTCTATGGCGTCGTTCATGGTGAGTTGGTTTTGCATCTGCTCAAGTTGGTTCATGTAGTCGTTGTAATTTACCTGTGTTGGTGCTGTTTCGCCTTCACCGTTGTTTGTGTTCGTTATGCCTTGTGCTTGATGTGGTGCACTCGCTTGCTGAGCAGTTTTACCTGTTTCTGGCAAGGAGTTCACCTCCGTTGTAGTTTCTTTATTGTTGTCGGGTTCTTGCAGGTCACCCTTAGAACCCCCATCTTTGTTACCTTGCGATAACTTTGAATGCGTGCAGACGAAAGAATCCTTCAGTCCGCATGTTTCTGCTCCTTTGCAGGCAGCGCAATCGTGTGCTTGATTCTCATTCATGGCCGCTGCGAAGCCTACAGGTTTAAAGTCAGTGTTCTTGTACGCAGGCGAAGCAACGATGCTAAGTTCACGCACCTTTGGCTTGTGAACGATTTCCCAAGCGTCTGGGCATAAGTGAACAAGTAGGCCCTCTTTCCGCGTTTGCTGCAGGCATTTTGAACACTGCACATCATCTGAGTCTAGCTGAATGGAAACGTGGTCAACATAACCCTTGAGCACTCGTTCAATCACGGGCAGGTCGCCGATTTCAGCACGGAACCAAACAGAGTTATCAGTTGCAAGCTTTGCATCTGGAACTTTACCAATAACAGCCAGCACGCTTTCTGTGTGGTCTATGCGCAGTTGCGCACCCTTCAAGGTCTGAATTAGAAAGTCCAAATCTTCAGTTGGTACTTGCCATTTGTTCGCGTTTACGG